CCCCCTCACGCAGGGCCGGAACCTGCGCTCACCCTCTTTAACTGCTTTGTTACATTTTCGACACGACGCAACTCCCAACCGTCCGGTATCCTAAGTTGGTCAAGCAAGGCAGGCCTTGCAGGCATAGGAAACTCTTTCTCAAGAGAGAGATAATGGACTTCTCTTTTCCATAGGTTGTTACGACAAATTGCGTAAGGGTCGAATTTGATATCTAGACCTCGAGTCAACGAGCGACGGGACGCCACGATGAACCGTACATTCACTCTCAAGAACCACTCTTCAAGAATCAGCCTCACCCGCTTGGAGCAAGGATAATCCTTCAGCACGCGGCGCCACCGGCCAGCCAGACCGGCGACACCGTCCTCCAGCTTGCCAAAGCCAAAGGCAGTTGAGCGTACACAACCGATCAACCGGGGTCGCCCCCGTTAGGCCGCTTGGAAGAGGCGCGAGTTGAGAGTAAAGTATCGATGATCAAGGAGAGTCTTCCCCTTGCTCAGGGTCAAGCCGGATCCTACCACCCCCGACATCCAACGACATGCCACCTCGCCAGGCGCGCGGAACACAATGTCGTCTCCATTTATCTTGACCGGGATATCTGGACGCTGCCCTGTATAGTAGCGGAACGCTAAATAATTGACAATACAGAGCAGTGGGAATGAGAGGAGGTTTCCCATCCACTGGCCGGTTCTAACTCGACAGGTGACCCCGGACGGACCGGTAATCCCCAACTCCTGTGAGTCGTAAGCTGCTTCTTTGACGTGTTCCGGCACCCACGTTGCCGAACGTAGAATCTTCCTAAGTATCAACTCCTGTACCCAAAGATTCAAGTTGTCAGTGGCGCTCTCGTAGTCACCACTAACGAACACCTCACCCTCGCGGGCTTCAAACTTCTGGAAGCAATTCACGCTGGCCTCTCCACGGAGGAGCCAGTCAAACCGACTAATGCGGTTATAGATAGCGGTATGCAAAGGACGAAGGATGTTCATATCGACGTCGCCGACAGATACGATCCTATGCTTACCCCCCGTCTCGACAGAGGTCACTCTGGACGGAAGAAACCTGGTCCTAGTCTCCTCAGCAAGAGACTGTAAAAGAAAATCCTCACGCGTGTTCCACTTGTGAGGACGAGACAAGATTTCCAACCTAGCACCGCCCCTACCCTGACTGCGCTGGACGCAACTCTTCACCGGGATGGTAGCGGAGAGAGCCGCGTTAGGATAGTACTCCCTATCCCAACCAGGTCTAAACATCTTCGACACCTCCTGTTGAACGAAATGAAGGAAACCACCGTCTGGCAACGGTGATTCCCTAGACATCCTCTCAACATAGAGATCGCAATCAGGTTCGGGAGATGGTATACATTTCCGGAACAGAAAAAGTGACATCGCGATAGACATGCGCTGGCGACGCGCAAGTTTACCGATGGAACGATGCCAAGGATGAGAACGATCCCCCTCAATGAGTCCTCCACAGAACTCCTTGAGGGTTCGACAAGAAGATTTAGATGACATGGTCGGTGGGACCGCTAGGGGCAATCCTGAGATTGCCGAAAGCATCCCTACTAACGACTTGAAAGATGTCATCGTACGAATCCCTACCGAGAAACACGCAGGCGTTTTACTCTCTCGGACCTTAAACATGACCTCCGCTGTGTAGGTCATCG